GACACAACGAAAACGCTGACGGGCGAGGAGAAGCGAGCCATCGTGCTTGAGGCTGTCGGCGTGCTTTTCGACTCGGTCGCCGTGCTGTGCGTGCCGGTCGCCATGTACCCGTTTTGGTACTTCGTCAGGCCAGCCGCTCGCGCACTCGTCATCGCTATCGCTGCCGGGACTATCGAGATTCTCCTGCCCCTACTGAGGAAGCCGTGATTACAGCACTGCTTGTTGCCGTCGCGGTCTATGCTCTCGCTGGACAGCAGATCGCAGAGAAGTTCAAAGCGTTCATTGCCACGGCGAAGTGGCCGACGTTTGACGGCAAGCACGTCGCAGCGGTGGCGTTGCTCGTGGCTGCGGCGATTGCGTTCGCGCCGCAGCGGCAAGCACCGCAGCCATCCCCTGCCCCGGTGCCGCCGGATGCGTTCACGCTCAAGGGAAAATTTATCGGCGAACGCGCCGCCTCGGACGCCAGTGTCCTGTCCGCCTTGTGCTCAGAACTCGCAGATTGCATCGAGTACGACGGGCAACACGACCAGCGGCTTAAGACGGGCGTGGCGTTTGACGAGTTGAGGATCGCAGCCCGTGAGATGCGATGCCGTGGCGAGTCGATTGGTGCCCGGCAGCCGCACGCCAAAGAAGCCATCCATAAGTTCTTAGACGACGCTGTGGGCTCATCTGGCGGTCCTGTGACGCCAGAGAGCCGAGCGGCGTGGGTGTCGGCACTCCGTGACCTGTCGAGGGCTGCTGCCGATGTCACGAAGTAGCCGCTGGTCTGTCGGTGCTGTCACGTTCGTCGTCGTGATGGCGATCCTTGGGGCGCTCGTGGAGCGTGCCACGCACAAGGTCGTAGCACGGATTGACGGGCAGTTCGGGTACACGCCAGACCCAGAGGGTACGCGACAGTTTCTAGCTGAACTTGACCAGCCGCTTTTCTCTGACGCTGCCAGGGACGTGATCAGGAACGCCAAGCAGAAGGACACGTTTCTGTATCGCCACGCGGACCGGGCGCATCGCCAGGTCTACGGCAAGCCGTTCGGGCCGTGGAAACAGGGCATAGGCGATTGCGTGTCGTTCGGATGGGCGATGGGTTCGTATGTCGGGCAGTGCGTGGATTGGGCCGAGGGCGAATTGCCCGAGCCGCCGAAGCTCGTGGCGACTGAGCCACTTTACTCAGGAAGTCGCACATCGGGGCGTCTCCCTCCCGTCAGTCAGGCCGGTTTTTCAGACGGCTCATACGGAGGTGCAGCTGCACGGTGGGTGGCCGGCAAGTGCAAGGATGCGACTGTCGGCGGCATCCTGTTTCGCCAGCAGTATCCCGGTGCCGATCTGACCACGTACAACCCGAGTCGAGCGAAGGAATGGGGCAACGTTCTCTGCGGTGGCGGGCAGGCTGGGATGGCACTTGCCAAGCTCGCCAACAAGAACACTGCGACAAACGTCGCCTTGGTGCGGAACTTTGACGAGGCGGCTGCAAGCATCGAAAGCGGCTATCCAGTGCCAGTTTGCAGCGGCGTCGGCTTCTCGTCGCAGCGGGACGCCGATGGCTTTGCACCTCGAAGCGGATCTTGGGCTCATTGCATGTGTTTTATTTCCGTGCGTTACGCCAAGAACGAGGGCAAGCGTGACGGGCTGTTGTGCATGAACTCGTGGGGCGTCTTCAACGCCGGCCCGAAGTGGCCCTCGGACCAACCAGACGGTTCATTCTGGGTGAGCCGCGAGACCGTTGACGCGATGCTCTCTGGGCAGGACTCCTTCAGCATCAGCGGCGTCAACTTCAAGTATCGCAACCTCGACCACGGCAACTGGCTACAGCCTGTCCCGCCAGAGGCCCGCCGACCGTCGCCGGCTCGACTCATCGCAGACACGTTCCACCTCGCACAGTAGGAGTGCTTATGTCGTTGCTCTTGTGGCTTGTGTTTGGTGCCGTCGCTGGTGGTATCGCCAAGTGGCTGATGCCGGGACGCTGTCCCGAGGGCTGGGTGCCGACAATCGGGCTCGGCATCATCGGCTCGCTCGCTGGCGGTCTGCCGTTTGGCGACGCTCCTGCTGGTCTCATCGGCAGCGTGATCGGTGCCTGCGTCGTAATGTTCTTGTACTCGTTGTGGAGCGTAGACCGATGACCAAACGAGAGATTCAATCCGCCGTCGTCGTCGCCCTGGTCGCCGTGATGCTTACGTGGTGGGCCGCCACGAGCGACTACAGCCCAGTGAAGCCCGAGCCGAGCCGCCCGGTGTTGCGACTGATTCAGCGGCTCGCCCGCCTTGGACTGTGGACGATGATGTTTGTCGAGCCAGCGCCGCCAGAGCAGGCGTACGTCGTGCATGCTCGCGTCGATGCCGATGGGCACCGCGTCCTCAATCACGGGCAAGGATGGTGAGACGCATGTGGCAATACATCCTCTCGGTGCTCGCCGCTCTGTCGGCTGATCCCGCACAGATCGACCAAGAGGCTCCTAGAGCCTCGGCGGCGGTCAGCGTCGCCTATGCCGCCACGGCACCGGACAAGGCACCAGAGCCGAAGCCAGAGCCTAAACCGGGCTGCTGCACCGACTGTGGCGGGCGAGGCTACATCGTCCACGGCGACGGGCACCGGACGGCTTGCCCGTGCCCCGCATCGTGCCGCTGTAAAAACCCGCCCGGCGCGTCGCTCACGCCTGCTGCACCTACTACGCCTGCGGGCAAGAGGTGACGGTGAGTGACGCGCCGGCTGGGATGCTGGCGCACCTGCGTGGCCGGCTCAGAGAAGAGGTCGGCCCGCGAGCCGTCAAGGCTGGGCGTGCGTTCGATGAGTTCGTGGACGCCGTCTGTCGCTGCTGGAACTGCGAGCACTGGACGAAGCTCGCTAGGGCGCAGCCAGAAAGCGAGATGGCAGCAGTGCGTGACGCCAAGGTCTTGATCGCCAAGGTGCGAGAAGACGTCGAAGCCATGTGGGGCGATTCGCCGGAACTCCAGAAACTCTACAGCGATGTCGGCACTGACGCCGTCGAGTCGTTCGCCCGGCTGTGGTTTGAGTCGATGGCGAACCGCACTTGGATGCGGCAGGCGTGCCGCGAGGCTCGCAAAACTTGACACGCCCGCCAGACTCGCACGCATGGGCGAGGTCCAGCGGTCACTACTGAGCGACGACGAACTGCCACCACCGAAGGGCAAGAAACGCCGCATGCCCGAAAGGCTCTCGCCGCAGCTGCGGAAGTGGCTGACGCAACTCGCTCGCGTCGGTGCCCGAATCACTTGGACGATCGAACTGCTCTACGACCCACGCAAGGGCGGGCAGGGCGAGTTGTGCGACAGAGCCAAGGCTGGCGATCACACGCTAGTCCTCGACACGGTGCGTGAGGTTGAGCACCGAGCCGCGACGCTGGCAGAGGACATTGAGGTGTTCATGACGCCGCCGGATCGCCTGCCGTCAGAGCCAGGGAGCAAGGCGAGAGTCGAGGCGATGGCGCTGCGACAGTTGGCGAAGATGCACTTGTTTGACGGCTAGGCGTCATCATTCCACCAGCCCAGGCGTCTCGCCTATCAACGTGCGGATGTGCTCTAGGTGCCGCCTCGTCTCCTCTGACGGCGAGCCGTGCTTGAGGATACCACGGCAATACTGGTCAACGTCCCACAGCACAGCCTTCGCCTCGCTGCCCTGGCGGGCGGCGTCGAACTCGGCCTGTTCGTCGGGCAACCGGAAGCGAAGGATGACGTGTGGCATGTTCTTGATTCGCGAACAGAGAACGCCGCCCGGCGGGTTCGGCGACACGGTTTATCGTTCCGCTGCCTGCCCGCCGGGCGACGTATGGGCATTGTGGCTAGGGCGTCAAGTGTGACGAAACCTCGGTCGTTGCAAATAAGAGCCGAGGTTTTGCCACAGGCTCACGCCGCTGGCTTTTCCGGCGGCTTTTGCTCGTCTTCCTTGTCGTCAAGGTTCAGCGGTGGCAACAGGTCCGCAGCCGATGGACCGCCACGCACGATGTCAGGGTCGAGGTAGCTACGCTTGGTGGTGGCTGGCCGGTCGTGATCAAGCAGGGCAGTTGCCGAGCCGCCAGCCGCCTCAAAATAACTCGCCGAAGCCTTTCTAAAGCCGTGGAATCCCCTATAGGTGACGTCGCTCTGCTTGCACAGCATTTTCAAGCTGCACCAAATGCTGCCAATCTGTCGATCCCACGGCCAGACAAGATCGTTTTCCCCTCGGCGGTGGACTCGCAGCATCTCGGCAAGCTGCGGCGTGATCGCTCGCTGGATGTCTCTGGTGCGACCTTTCCTGTTCGCGCCGAGGAACGTGATCATGCGGCGGTCTAGGTCAACCTCGCCCCACTTGAGCGTCAGCAGTGCACCTAGACGCTCTGCCGTCGTCCAGGCGGTCATGCAGATGGTCATCCACCACCACGGCGCAGGAAGCCCGCCTACGCTGCCGTAGCGGCGTTTGGCTCGACGCACGATCTTCTCGACGTCCGAGTGACTGTATGCCCTTGGGATGCGTTCCACGGCACGCATGCGGGCAAGGGCCGGGAACTCAACCATCTTGCCGTCTGCGGCTGTCATTCTTTTCTTCGCGCAGAAAGACCATAGGGCAGACAGCTGCGTGCGGTGCTTGAGCGTCGTGTTGGCTGATGGCAGATTGCCACGCGGGTCAGGCCGCTTCGCCAGCCATCGCAGGAATCGGCTGACCACCAAATCGTCTAAGTCAGCCAGTTCTGCTGGGTGCGTCAGGAACTCATCAAACCTGTTGAGCGTCTGCCCGTAGAGGATGATCGTTCGGTCGGACAGGTCATGCAGCGGGGCGTATCGCTCGGTAAAGATTTCTCGCAGGGTCATCGTGTCACCTCGTGGCTTTTGTCATCCGTGACACATGCCGCCGCGTACCTCGCGGTCGGCTCCGTGCCGTGATGAGCCCAAGGTAACTACATGCACAAGCGGATCGTGGTATACGACCGACCTATGCCCATGCCCTCCGCTCATACTTTTGACCGGCTAGACGGATTTTATGGGGTTGACGCGGTCAGGGGCAACGATTCGGTGCAGTTTGACTTGGGTACCCGAATCGGTACGATTGGTGGCATGATCATGGCACTTCAAAACCATCGTGGCCGAAAGCTGATTTCCTGCCGTCAGGCGGCGGAAACGTACGGCTGCACGATGCGGTACATACGCCGGCTGGCGAAAGACGGCAAGCTCGAAACGGAACTTGTCGGCGGCTCGTACCTTTTCGACGAGGCTGCGGTGAAGGCTCTGGCGGCTCTGGCTGGCAAGGCCGAGGGGCGGGAGCGGAAGCGGTCTGAGGGATTCAAGCCCGGCTGACCCCCTGTTTTCACGGGGAAAATGCACAGAAAAAAATCTTTTTCAAGCCCCCTTGCCAATGGTTCCGATATCGGTATCATTGGGGCATGCGAGCAAGTGAGACTCGCAGGACACGAACCGGAGACGAAACGATGAACGCTGACCGCTGGAACCAGAACGACATCGAGGCCGCTGCCGCGTGGTACGTGGCCCACTCGACCGACGCCGAGATTCAGTCCGAGCTGAACCTCGCTTTCCGTAGCCAATGCGGCTACATGATCCACATCCTTATGCACGCCAAGGCGGCGCGTGCCGCCTACCGCTGACCAGCCACGCCCGCTGGCAACTGGGCCAGCGGGCAGCACGACCACAAAATAAGAAAGCTCAAAAATGGAAATCAACGTAATCGACACCAGCCGCCAAACCGCTCTCGGAAACAACTACCTCTACGTCGAGATGCAGTGCGGCAAGCACGCCGCCCTCGTGGTGGTCTGCCGTGGTGCCACCAACTACGTGCAGGTCGTCGTGCAGAACGCGATGAACCGTGCTTGGCGTGGGATGGGCAAGCGGTTCGCCACGGTTGACGCTGCCCTTGCCGCCTACAAGACTGACGCCATTCGAGGCATGATCCAGGCCGCCTATTGCATCAACTAGCACAACGGCCCACCGGCAAAAGGAACTTACTCACATGGCAAAGAAGAAAACAAAGCGCGTCAGCTGGCAGCGAGCTATTTTTTTAGAAGCATGCGACAAGCTCAAGCCGTTTGCTGACCACTGGCACTCGGTAGACGACATGGAAATTGATGGCCTCGAACTCGTCAACGCAATGCAAGGAATCTTGGATCGCCACGGCGAGCACGGCCTTTATGCAGCGACAGCAATTGCTTCAGCGTGGAACTGGCTGTTGCAAGACCCATATTTGCGAGGCAGCATTAGTGAGTGCAGCGAAAATTCTGTCGCTAGCGATTACTACATGGCTTTTTGGTGGCTCGGAATGGAACACGCAGACTTAGAACCAAATCCTTTATCGCCAACAAAAAAGAAACCGGCAAAAAAGCGGCGGTGAATGTCTTTGGTGGGGCCACCCGGCCTGCCGACAGCTGCGAAACGGGTGGCACTTCACACACAGGATTCTCAGGGCCAAGGAGGGCCACGCGATGAAACGCCGCATCAACTCAATGATTCAAGCCCTCGCCTTCATCCGCTTCGGCCAGGAGCTAGGCACCGACTCGCAGGTATCGCAGGCCGTGGCGCACGCCATTGACCTTGCCATCAGCATCGCCAGAAACCTCCTCAGTTGACGATTGGTTCCGATTCGGGTACACACTCCACAAATCATTCCGAAAGCGGAACCAGCAAACACGCAAAGCCCTATGTTTCCAGCCCCAATCACCACTCGGAGAAAAACGCTTGCACCTCTAGCAACCGACGCTATGATCGCCCCAACGTGTACGGGTGTTCAGCGCATCCCCGCAAAGGAAAGGTTTTCCCCTCACGGTCAACTAGCACTGCACGTATAGCCAGTTTCCCCCACCTATTGAGCACCCCCCCCCCCCCCCCCCTATCTTGCCGGCCCTCTCCAGGGCGATGCACAGATAGACACCAAGGAGTTTCAACGCAATGGACGCACACATCAACGAATACGCCGCCGCCGTCGCCGGCATGACCGAGACCTACGGCACGCAGCAGACGCCCGCCGTTGGCGACTTCGTCTCTGGCTTGACGGCTGGGCGAAGGTGGTCTGGACACGTCGAGTGGATCGACGGCGACCGCCTGACCATCGACGTCGGCGGCGCATGGCTCGCCGTGCCGGCCAAGGACATCACGCACTGAACGCACAAGAAACGCTTGCCAGCAGGACGCAGTGAGCGGAAAGGAGGGCGACGGAGTCGCCAGCAGCAAGGACGCAAATACGTGCCGCCTAGCAGGATGCGAAAGCGGCTTTTTCAGGACGGACAGACACGAAAGGACATCGGAAATGACAGTAGCAATCAGAAAGGCGAAGCGGTCGGCAACCAAACTGCGGCTGCTTCTCACAGGACCGAGCGGCTCGGGAAAGACTTGGGGCGCTCTGCAAATCGCCAAGGGACTTGGCGGCAAGACGGTGGTCATCGACACGGAGGAAGGCAGCAGCGACCTGTACGACACGCTGCACGACTTCGACGTGATTGACCTTCGCCCGCCGTTCAGCCCAGAGCGGTACATCGAGGCGATCAGCGCAGCCGAGGAGGCTGGATACGAGGTGATCGTCGTGGACAGCGTGACGCACTGCTGGAGCGGCTCAGGCGGGTGCCTGGAACTGCTAGAGGACGTCGCCAAGGCTCAGTTTCGCGGCAATACGTGGTCAGCGTTCAGCGTCATCACGCCACGCTGGCGGGCGTTCGTGGACAAGTTGTTGAGGTCGCCAGCCCACATCATCTGCTCGGGTCGCAGCAAGACAGAGACGGCGCAGGTGGACGACCACGGCAAGAAGAAGGTCGCCAAGTTGGGGATGAAGCTGGAAGCCCGCGACGGGCTTGAGTTTGAGTTCACCTGCGTGCTCGACCTCATCCACGACGGGCACTACGCGACGGTCAGCAAGGACCGCACGGGGCTTTTTGCGGGCGATCCCAAGCCCATCACGGTGAACACGGGCGAGCGGATCGCTGAATGGCTCTCAGGCGGCAAGGCCGTCGAGGACCAGGCGGTGATCGACGGTGCTCGCAAGGCGATCAACGACGCCACCAGCGTTGACACGCTCGACAGACTCGGCAGCAGGATTGCCCAGCGGTTCACCGAGGGGCGGATCTCGCAGCAGACGGCGGAATCGCTGGCGGCAGCGATCACGGACAAGCGGAACGGACTCACTCTCTAAGCGAAAGGACTCTGGCTCATGGATTGGAACATTGCGATTGACGAACCGTTTCCGGCTGACGTGCATACGCAGCTTCCCGAGGAACGCACCATCGTGCCAGTCGGCACGCACAAGGCGGTCATCAAGAAGGCCGAGGAAGGCCCGAATCAGTGGAAGGTTGACGAGACGAGCAACCCTGACGGCATCTGCCTGAAGCTGCGGCTGGCTGTCGGGAACCACAAGTTCATCTTCCACGACTTGCCCAAGCATCTGCCGTGGATGGCGAAGCAACTGGCCGACGCTCTCGGCATCGTGCCGGAAGGCAACACGCTGCGTGTCGTGCCCAGCGAGATCGAAGGCCGGGAAGTCACGGTCGAGGTGACGCACTACACCGCGAAGAGCGGCAACGTCTCTGCGGTGGTGAAGAAGTACGTGCCGCTCGCCACCAAGGCGGCAGCACCCAAGCGGCAGACGCTTCCGCAGAAGGCTGCGGCGACGTTCAAGGCTACGGCTGGCACGGATGATATCCCCTTCTGACGAGAGGCAGTCATGGACGACTACGAGCCAGACGAGGACAGGCTGACGGCGAACCGCAGGCACCGGCAACTGATTGACCGCCTTGATCGTGACATCGAGGAGACGAGCAGCGCCGAGTACCAGGCGGAAGAAGCCGAGCGACGAGCAGCGTCCGAGCGGTGGCGGAATCTGCCGCCGCCTCGGGCACCGCTCGGGACTCGCACGCACAGGATGACAGACGAGCAGATTTTCCACGCAGATCGAGAAGGGACTTAGCGACCGGCACGCCATTGCCGTAGGTGCTGCGATCCAAGGCACCATTGGCCGCCCAGCGGAGAGGTGGCGAGTAACTGCCGCAGCTGCGGCTTGTCTCCAACAGGTAACGCAGCCGGATGCCGCACGAGACGCGGCTAATACAAGGACGAAAGGAGCACTCAAGGATGAGCGACTACTACGCAGACGACGTCAGCACGCTGCCGCTGTTTCGCCGCACCGATCCGGTGACGAGCAAGGCAGCAGCCGCGACGGTTAAGACGTTCCAAGGCGAGCACCACGCGGCGATCCTTGAGTCGCTGTCGCACGGGCCAGCAGGGGCGTCAGGCATCGCTGCTCGATGTGGGCTGAACGGGCATCAGATCGGCAAGCGGATCAACGAGCTTGCCAAGGCTGGGAGGATCGTTGCGACGGGGCGGCTCGTGGCGAGTGCGAGCGGTAGAGGCGAGAGGGAATGGAGGTGTGCGTCATGTCCACGTCGTGCGTAAGCAAAGCCGAGTTGCCACATTCCTTGACGCAGCAGTTGTGCCTTGTCGGAGTGTCGCCGGATTTGCATGACAAATTGGTTTCAGCCGCTGTCGGACGAGTAGTGAATCCAACGGATGCCTTTGGCAGAACAGCCATTGAGGTAGGGATGATGCGAGACGCTGGGTATCGCATTACGCCATCGTGCAAGTGCTCAAACTGCGGCGAGTTGCTTTTGTGGTGCAAGGGAAACTCAAAGGTCACATCATATTTTCGACATCGAAGTAAAACGCGGTGCCCTGGCGGCTTTATGACTCCTTGGCACGCTGCAATGCAGGTTGCGTGCGCGGCGGCAGGGTTTGACACAGAGTACGCCATAACACTTGAAGGTACTCCTCGAAAGCTGGACGCATATCACGCCGGCAGCAACCTTTGCTTGGAGTTTGTTTCATCTCTTTCGCACCGCTACGCAGAAAAACACAGGCAGTTAATCCGGTTCCCGATTCAAACCGCTTGGGTTTTCAATTCCGGTGCTCGTTTTGCGACTAGCGCCCACGAGGAACGTATTGACGTAGCTGCGTTAGCCAGTGGTGTTATTCGAGTTCAAAACCTGTTCAGAGAGGATGGCGGTGCTCGTGAAATTATTGAGGAAATAGGAAGGCCGCACTGCTACACGCTGCACAGAGGTCTTGTGTTTGGGTGCGTCGGCTACGACCTGTGGGAGTGTTTGCCGCTATCAAACTCTCTGCAAAGCCTATGCGTGCGTGACCGAGGCTTCAATTTCCAGCTGTTTGCCTTTGGAAAGTTTCCAAAGCGGAACATCTCCACTGGAGAAACGACTGGAGAAATGCGTGTTGTGAGATCAAGGTATCCGCTCCCAAGCGGCCACTTTGTTGATCCCGAGCACCTTTTGGATGACTTGCGTCGCGAGGTTGCGACAGGAAGGTTGCAAAGAGCTTCGGCGCTTGCTGTTACTACCAAGCCGCAGTCAACGTCTAGTGATGTTTCCGATGGGTGTGTGAAGCTGCCAAGCGACAACGATGTTGTGCCTTGCGACGGCGATCGCAAAAACCTCAACGCAAGTACGAACAACCTGGCTATTGAAGAGGTAGCCGCACAGATCAAGTCGGCGAAAGCAACATTTGATGGCGTCGAGTTTCAGCCTTGGGAAGCAACCAGGAACACGGACGTCACGATTGATGATCCTGTGCCGGTTGTTCGTCGGCAGATTCGTGTTTTTCGCGAAGACGCTGCTGCTCGGAGCACTGAACGTGACTCCTACCGCAATGTGAACAAAGAGTTGCAGTCGATTGCGTCTAGCAGGAGCGGTGGCCTTGCTTGCTGCGGCAAAAGAATGGTTGTGGTCAGGAACGTTGGAAAAGTTCACTGGAACGAATGTTTGTCATGTGGCGCAATATCGCAAAGCTGGCTTTTTCATCATCGTCGTGCCGAAATGGCCGCAACGCAGTGACGTCTAACTTGGAGGCCACGGATGGCACAGCACAAGGTTGACATCTACATGCCGCTCTACGTCAGGGACTTCCTGACGAGCACGATTGGCTGGTCTGCCGAGGAGCGTGGGCACTACCTCACGCTGCTGATGGTGGCGTGGGATCGCGGCTCGCTGCCGGCTGAACTCGACAGCCTTGAGAGGCTATCCCAAGGCGTGACAGCCGTCTGGCCCATGCTCGCTGACAAGTTCCCGGTTGGCGAGGACGGCCAGCGGCGAAACGCCCGCCTGGAGCATCACCGCGACAGGTGCGTGGAGCTCAAGGAAAAGAGGGTAGAAGCGGGAAGAAGGGCGGCTGCGGCAAAGGCTGCGGCCATCGCCGCTAGAGCAAACGGTCAGCAAACGTTGAGCAATCGTTCAGCAAACGTTCAGCAAACGTTGAGCAATGGTTCAGCAATCGTGAAGCATCCAACGTCAACGTCAACGTCAACGTCAACACCAACGTCAACTTCTTCCCTACGGGAAGAAAGAAATACACACACTACACAGGCTGGCGGGATTTGTGATTTCTCAAAGCCGGGATGGGCGGCTGAAGAGTGGGACCGCTTTGCAGCCGTCTGGAACGCCACAGAACGGGCGACGCCGTGGAACCACCTAATGGCACCCTCGTCGTGGGTAGACCACGCAGCGGCTCCAGGGTGGCTCGACAGGGCACATGAGGCGCTCGCCCGCCTGCCGCAGTGTCAGTGGTTCAGCGACCCGCTGGCGCTCACCAGATTCTTTGAGTACGTGGACCGGATTTTGGCCGGCGAGTTTGACCACGCCAAGCAGGACGTCAGGCGGAAGGTACGGCAACCAACGGGAGGGAACCTGTGAGAACTTGGGAACAGAACAAGACGACGATCAACCAACTCTGGCCGACGTGCTCGTTCACGGATGAGGAAAAACGTCTGTGGGGCGACGACCTTGGGTCGCTCGACCAAGACGTGCTGTACGACGCCATACGGAACGTGAAGCGAAGCCGCGACACCCAGTGGCCGCAGCTGAAGTGGATGCTGGACGCATACCGTGAACTTTCGCACGCCAAGCGGCAGGCGAAGACGCACGCCAAGCCGCCAGAGCCTCGCGTTGGCATTCCGGTCAACGAGGACGAGAACAGCCGCCTGGCTGACGACTTCATTGCGTACATCGACTCAGCTGCACCGTCTGACTACCCCGCGATCTTCGACATGGTGCTTGACAGGCTTCCCAAGATGCACAGCCGCACAGCACTTCGAGTCATCAACTACGCAAAGAAGCGTTTGCTGGGCGAAGAGCCGCGATTCGGACGGGTTCACGACAACGGCGACATCACGCCATTCGGATTTGGAGGTGCAGCATGACAACAACCACAGAACGCCAACCCCTAACGCCACGTCAGCAGGACGTCCTCAACTGGATTTCCGGCTTCATCGACACGCACGGGTACAGCCCGACCGTCAGGGAGATTCAGCACGCCTATGGCTGGAAAACGCCAAACGCATCGAAGTGCCACCTAGAGCCGCTGCGAAAGAAGGGCTACGTCGTGTGGCAGGAAGGCTGCTCGCGGACGCTGCGAGTGATTGGCGGTGACGCATGAGCCAACAGTGGCACTACCTCCCGGCACCGCTCGATGTCGTCCAGGCGTTGATGGATCGTGCGTGGGACGACGACATCAGCGATGACGACCGGATTCTCATCGAGACGGCTGCACGGTCGCTAGAGGCGACGCTGGAGCGTTGCGTGAGGCTCGCCAGCGTCATTGAGAAGACGGAGGTAGGGCTGTGACCTCCGAGACGCTAACTCTCATCTGCATTGGCTCTGTACTGCACGCCGTGACGTTCACGG